TAATGAGCACTCAAGTAGTAAATAGTGTATCTGTTACAGGCTCGGTAGGAACACTTACAATAACTATTGTAAACGGAGCAGTGTCTGGTGCTAGAACAGCTTTAATAAATGCACAACTAAGAAAAATATATATTGATCGTAAACCAACATCGGCAGATAGAGTTGTTTACGCAAATGAGGATTAATTATGAGTTTTCGTTGGCCTAGTAAAGACCCAGATGAAATATTAGATTATAGTGTTGATTGGTCAAGATTTCTTGATACAGCTACCATAACTGGAGTTATATGGTTTGTGCAGTCTTCTTTATTTAATACTAAAACACAGTTAAATGCTGGACAAAATTTAACATCAGCTTCTAGTAATGCTACAACAGATAGTATACAAAATGTTGCACAAACAAATACTGATACTGTTGCTACTATAAATATTGGTGGTGGACAGAACAATGTAGAATATACTTTTACTTGTCGCATGACTGACAACACTGGAAGTACAGCAGAACGAACTATTAAAATACGGTTAAAGGAACGGTAAATGGCATACGATTATCTTGGTCTTGTTAATGATATAAACCGTAGACTTAATGAAGTAGAATTAACCTCTACTAATTTTGCTGCAGCAGTTGGTGAATATAGTATGGTTAAAGATGCTGTTAATGCATCTATTCGTTTTATTAACCAACATGAATTTGAATGGCCTTACAACCATGTTACAGAAGAAGAAACACTTACTCCCGGAATTGTAAGGTATGCATTTCCTGCAGATACTAAAGTTTTAAACATGAATAGCTTTAGAATAAAAAGAAATGATACATTAGGTAACGAAACTAAAAAATTAAATATACTAACTTACGAAGAATACCTTGACAGTTACGCAGATGTAGAGTATAATACCTCAACTTCTTTAAGATCGTGTCCAACTCTTGTATTTAAAGCACCTAGTTCAGAGTTTGGTTTAGTTAATGCACCAGACAAAGCTTATGAATTAGTTTATGAATACTATAGATTACCTGTTGATTTAATAAATGCTACAGATGTTCCAAGTGTTCCTGAACAATTTAGGTACGTAATTGTAAATGGTGCTATGCACTTTACTTATTTATTTAGGGGTGAGAGTCAAGAAGCTGCAATGATGCAAGGTAGATTTGAGCAAGAAATAAAACAAATGAGAAGTCTATATATTAACCGTTACGATTATCTTAGATCAACTGTTGTAAATACTACAGTTCAAACAAACGCTAGAGTTTCTTAATAAATGCCTACAACTCGTCAAACATACCCTATTGAGTTTAGGGGTGGGCTTATTACAAACATGAGTCCTTTGCAGCAAGGTATAAATTCACCGGGGTCTGCAAGAACTCTTAGAAACTTTGAACCATCTGTTGAAGGTGGCTATCGTAGAATAGAAGGCTTTGACAAGTACGACAGTAATATAATACCTCCATATGGCGCACCTGTTGTAAGAGGTGCAAGTCAAACTGGTACAAGTTTAAATATAGGTAACATACGTCAAACACCAGAAGCAGGTGATACTTTTAAACTTGTTCATGCAACTGCAGAAGTAAACAATACTGCAACTGCAAGTGTAAACGGTGCTACATCTTCTACTACAGCAGTAGTTGTAGATGGTAACTCTGGCACTATTGTAGTTGGTATGACCGTTGCTAGCGACAGTATGGTAGGAACAATAACAGTAGCAACAGTAACAGATCAAAATAATATTGTACTATCTGCTGCTCAAAGTTTACCAGACAATGAAGTGTTAACATTTGGTCCACCAGATGCTGTAACAACAACACATATACTTGACAGTATATCTGGTACAATAGCGGCAGGAATGGATGTTACTGGAACAGGAGTTCCTTCAGGTGTAACGGTAGCATCTTTTAGCGGTAGCACTGTAACACTGTCCGAAGCTGTAACTCTTGCTGATAATATAGCTTTAACATTTAGTGAGGTCTATACAATAGCAGCAGGTGGTGTTAATTTTAATGATACAAATAATACTGCTGACTTAACCCTATCTACAAGTCTACTTGCATCACCATTAAACGGAGACTCCCTAGAGTTTCTTACCACAAGTAGTAACTATTTAGCTAAAGGTTGTGGTGTATTTACAGATACAGTTATAGTTGCTAAAAACGAAAGTTTATATAAAACTGGTGGTACAGGTTATAGCTTAATTAATATTCCTTCGTATGGAACTGTACTTGTAAATGGTGCATCACAAACAGGAACTAGTTTAATAATAGATGGATTAGCTAGTACACCTCAAGGTGGTGACGTATTTAAGATAGCTGGTGTAGATTTAATATATACAATAGTTTCTACACCTACAGTTAGTTCAGGTGGTACAACATTAACAATAGTACCTGCACTAGCTAGTTCTCCAGCAGATAATGCTGTAATAACTTTTTTAAGTACGTCAAGAGAAAGTTCTGGTAAAACTAGATTTTCTAGGTATAACTACTCTAATGGAGATAAAATAGCTATAGTAGATGGAACTAATCCACCTGCACTGTATGATAAAAATATATTTACTGCACTTAATGATGCACCATCAGATGTACTAGCTGCAAAATTTGTTGTAAATTTTAAAAATCATTTATTTTTTGGTAAGGGTAGTACATTAACTTTTACTGCACCATTTACAGACAGTGATTTCACAGCGGCAAATGGTTCAGGTGTTATAAATGTTGGTGCAGAACTTACTGGACTAATAGTATTTAGACAACAGTTAATAATATTTACTAACTCTTCTATCTTTCAATTAACTGGTAATACTATAGCAGACTTTACATTACAACCTGTTACTTTAGATATTGGTTGTCCTAATACAGATACGATACAAGAAGTAGGTGGTGATGTAATGTTTCTTGGTCCAGATGGATTAAGACTATTAAGTGCTACAGATAGAATAGGAGACTTTGGTTTAGCTGTTGTATCTAAAACAATACAAAAAGAAGTTACAGATTTTATTGCAGCTAATACTTCTTTTGCAAGTGTTGTAATACGAGAAAAGTCTCAGTATCGTATATTAGGTTACAATACAAATATTAGTACAACTTCTGCACAAGGTATACTAGGAACACAATTTGCTGGTCAGGGTGGAGATGGTATGTCTTGGTCAGATATTAGAGGTATAAGAGCACACGTAGCTGACAGTAAACTACATGAAAATACAGAAACAATAGTTTTTGCACATGATGATGGTTACTTATATCATATGGAACAAGGTAGTAGTTTTGATGGAGCTAATATATCTTCTAGTTTTTCTACACCTTACTTACCAATAAATGATCCAAGAGTACGTAAGACATTTTATAAAATGTTTTTATATACAGACCCTCAAGGTAGTGTAACTTTTAGTTCAAGTTTAAAACTAGACTTTGACCAAAAGGGAAGTGTACAACCACTACCAATAAGTATTAATAATGCTACGGCTTCTGTCGCATTTTATGGTGCTGGAACATTTGGGTCAGCTACTTTTGGAACTAAACTACTAACAGTTTTTGAAACACAAATAATAGGATCAGGTTTTGTTGTATCTCTACAATTCACATCTGATAGCACTGATCCACCATATTCTTTAGATGCTATCACATTAGAGTACGGAACAAATACAAGAAGGTAAATTATTATGGGAACAGGTTACACTAGAAATGATGCCGCAAACAACATTGCTGACGGTAACATTATTAATGCTTCTGATTTAGATGGTGAGTTTGATGCAGTAGAATCCGCATTTAATTCTTCTTCTGGTCACACACACGATGGTACATCTGCTGAAGGTGCGCCTATTGCAGTCCTTGGTCCAACGCAAGACGTAGTTATTACTGCATCAGTTATGCGTCCTAAGACAGATAATACTGTAGACTTAGGTACATCATCACTGATGTATAAGAATGCATTCTTTGATGGATCAATAACAACACATGGAATAACAGTCTTTGATGACGAAGGTACAGATGCTACCATTAGACTAGACGGTAACTTTCCTACTGGTGCTAGAAACATAGCATTTGGTTTAACTGCATTAGATAGCTTAGATGGCTCAAGCCCCGGTGGAGATAACATTGCTTTAGGTAATGCTGCTCTTACTGCACTTACAACTGG